CCTATGTAGGCATTGTCGCAAAATTCCCAGTTTTCCTAAAAACCCCGAATTAAAAGGATTTTTTAGAACAGTTGTTGATTTCTTACGTTTTTCCTGTAACATCCGATTTATGACTGATCTGCGAATTGAAAATGTAAAAATTGATTTATTGAAGTTCGATCCTACGAACGCTAGAAAACACGATGCAAAAAATCTAGATGCAATTGCGGGATCGCTTAAATTATTCGGGCAGCGTAAACCGATTGTTGTCACGCCCGACAACATCGTTGTTGCTGGTAACGGAACTCTCGAAGCAGCACAGAAATTAGGTTGGACTGAAATAGCAATAAGTCGAACACCGATTGGTTGGAGTTGGGATCAGATCAAAGCCTACGCACTTGCCGATAATCGAACTGCTGAACTTGCGGAATGGAATGCGGAAGTTCTTAAAGAACAGATGTTAGAACTTGATGCTGTCGGTTGGGAACTACAAGAGTTTGGATTTGTTGAACTGCAACCACCGCTAGGTAATCCCGATGATCACGAGAATCTTTATACACAATCATTAAACATTCCGCAGTACGAAATAGTTGGCGAGAAACCTACAAGTGAATCTTTAGTGAACGAAAGTAAAACAAAGTTTTTGCAAAAAGAAATTTATGCTAAAAATTTGTCGGATAAAAATGTTGAACAATTTTTAATCTTAGGAACATACAGGCATTTAGTTTTTAACTATAAATTGATTGCTGAATACTACGCGCATTGCGATAAGGACACACAAGAATTAATGGAGCAGTCAGCCCTAGTAATTATTGATATGGCAGATGCAATCAAAAATGGTTATGTAAAATTTATGGAAACAATCGAACTGTTAGAAAAACAAGATGGCTAGAGATAAAAAGAATTTTGCTATTTTTATTTTGACACACGGCAGACCAGACAATGTAATTACTTTAGAGTCATTAAAGAAAGCAAACTATTCTGGCAAAACTTATTTCATAATTGATAATGAGGATACGCAGGGACAAACTTACATAGACAAGTTCGGAAAAGAAAACGTGTTTATGTTTGACAAGAAAGCAATTGCAAAAACTTTTGATGATGCTTATTCGGGTGACGATCATCGCGCAATTGTTTATGCTCGCAATGCTTCCTTTGAAATTGCTAAACAATTAAAACTAGATTATTTTTTGCAACTAGATGATGACTACACGGTTTTCTTACATAGGTTTGTCAAGGGTGACAAAATTTGCTCAAAACAAATAACTAACTTTGACAAGATAGTTGATTCAATGCTCGATCTACTAGAAAGCACAAACGCCGTTACAGTTGCAATGTCGCAAGGTGGCGATCATATGGGCGGAGTAGATGGCAAAATAAAAAACGGTTTACTGCGTAAAGCAATGAATTCATTTTTTTGTCGCACAGATACACCAATAAATTTTATTGGCAGAGTTAATGATGATGTTAATTCTTACGTTTGCTATGGACAGCGCGGTTCACTATTCTTAACAACAATGGCTTTGCAATTAAATCAGGTGCAGACACAACAAGCATCTGGTGGAATGTCTGAATTTTACAAAGATTCCGGCACATACACAAAAAGTTTTTACACGGTAATGATGGCACCATCTTGCGTAAGCATCGGAACGATGGGCAGAACTGATAGACGTTTTCATCATTCAATTAAATGGGATAACGCTGTCCCTAAAATAATCAATGAAAAATACAAAAGGAAATAGAAATGAAAATTGGTGTAACTGGCGGTTCAGGTTTTATCGGTTCGTATGTTTGCGAGGAATTAACAAAGCGTGGTCATACACCGCTTATCCTAGATCATCGCGGGCGAGCAGAAAATGGAATGCTTGGTGATGTACGAGATAGCACGATCGTTAATGAACTTGCAGCACACGTTGATGGCATTATCCATCTTGCAGCCGTACTAGGAACAGTTGAAACAATTGATGCTCCGCTACCAGCAGCAGAAACAAACATCATCGGAACTCTTAATGTTTTTGAAGCAGCGACACGATACGACTTACCCGTTGTGTTTGCAGCCGTTGGTAACGCGAACATTGCGCGGGGAACTTACTGCATTACGAAATCAGCAAGCGAAAGATTTGTTGATATGTATCGAATGGATCGAGGTCTGCGTGTGACTTCCGTTCGACCAATGAATGCGTATGGACCACGACAAAGTGCGCCAGCACCTAAGGGTTCATCAAAGGTAAGAAAGATTGTTCCGTCATTCGTAACATCTGCGTTAAGCGGTGAACCGTTACGTGTCTATGGTGACGGCACACAAATTAGTGATTCGGTTTGGGTAGGCGATGTTGCCCGCGTATTTGTTACCGCTTTAGAGGAAGCAAGCAAAGGTAATGTTCCAGATCATCCGATCGATGTTGGCAACAAGATACCATCAAGTGTTCTTGCAGTCGCTAATGAAGTAATTGCAAATGTTGATGGCGGTACGATCGAAACCGTGCCGATGCGCGCGGGCGAACCATTTGGCGGTGCAATAGATACACAAGAAAAGTTAATGACAGTTGTTCATAGCGTTCTTGATGTTAATCCTTACTTGCGAAGCATTGATGTTCGCAGAGTTATCCGCGAACTTGGTACAGTAGTTAGTGCAGATGTTTCAACGCTTGCAGCAATAGGAATAGATCATCAAAGTTTTAAGTCTTTGCAAGATGGAATAAGTGAAACTGTTGATTGGTTTAGAAAGAACGATGGCATCACTTGGTTCTCGTCAAATAAATAACTAGAGGGATAAAAAATTATGGCTACACGTGGCAGACCACCAAAGCCAACTGAACAAAAAAGAATGATTGGCAATCCTGGCAAGCGACCTTTACCGAATCAAGGTGAGATGGTTTTGCTTCCATCTGCTTACAGCATTCCCGAACCTCACAGACCATTACTATCTGCTGGACAACAACTCTGGGATCGTATTTGGGGAATGGGACAAAGTTGGATCAGCCCTACGACCGACATTGATTTATTGCTAATGACTTGTGAGTTACTAGACGAACGATGGAATTTGCGCATTCAAGTTATGAGCAGCAACAGACCAGATGAAAGAAAAGCATTAAGAGAGTTAGATAGACAACTTGTTGCAAATCTTTCGTTACTAGGATTCACGCCAACGGATCGAACACGACTTGGTGTTGCCGAAGTTAAACGACAATCAAAATTAGAGGAATTAAAAGCACGTGCCAGCCAAAATTGAATCTTGGCCACCAACTCTTTTAACGCCTGTCAATAAAACTGCGTTAAAAAAATCACGTGGTTTTGAAGTTACCGATTTCATAAATACATTTGCAATTCAAACTAAAGAAACAGTTGCAGGTTATTCAGGCGATCCGATGAAAATGCGACCGTGGCAATCTGAACTCTTAAATAATTTGTTTGCAGTAAACACCGCGGGAAAGTTTAAGCACAGAACTGCTCTAATCGGAATGGCAAGAAAGAATGGAAAAAGTGCGTTAGGTTCTGGCATCGGTTTATGGTCTTTGATTATGGGTGCGCACGGTGGTGAAGTTTATTCCTGTGCAGCAGATAAAGAACAAGCGCGAATTGTTTTTGGTGATGCTAAGAAAATGATTGAAGCAGAACCCGAACTATCCGAACTGTGTAATGTTTACCGCGATGCAATCGAAGTTCCCACAACTGGATCGGTGTATCGCGTTCTATCAAGTGAAGCATTTACAAAAGAGGGTTTGTCACCAACGATGGTTATTTTTGACGAACTACACGCAGCACCGAATCGAGAACTTTGGGACACGATGTTGCTTGGTATGGGTGCGCGCCGTGAGCCTATGGCAATTGCAATTACAACTGCGGGTGTTAAGTCGGATTCAACTGGACAAGATTCAACTGCATACAATTTGTATCAGTACGGTAAAAGAGTTGCTGCAAAAGAAGTTGATGATCCAACATTTTTTATGGCGTGGTGGGAAGCACAGAATGAAGCGGATCACACAATTGAAAAAACTTGGAAAGCAGCGAATCCTGCGTTCGGTGATCTTAATGATCCAGCAGATTTCGCAGCGATGGTTAAACGTACACCAGAAGCAGAGTTTCGAACTAAGCGATGCAATCAATGGGTAAGTTCGCAACTGTCGTGGTTACCTAACGGATCGTGGGAACCATTAGCGATTGAGCGCGTTATCGATTCTGATACACCAGTTATTCTAGGTTTTGATGGTTCTTTCTCTGGTGATGCTTCCGTAATCATTGGTGTTACTTGCGAGGAACAGCCCTATGTCTTTATGGTTAAGGCTTGGGAAAAACAACCAGATGATGAAGATGATTGGCGCGTAGATATCCTTGATGTTGAAAATACAATCATTGAATTTTGTGGCACACATAACGTAAGAGAAATTGCTTGCGATCCTTTTAGGTGGCAACGAACAATGCAAGTTTTAGATGAAGCGGGTTTCCCTATCGTTGAGTGGCCATCTACATCACCAGCGCGTATGGTTCCAGCGTGTGCAAAATTTTACGATGCAGTTGTTTCGGGGAAACTTACACACGATGGCAATCCATTGCTAACTAGACATTTATCTAACGCTGTTGTTAAGACTGATCGTATTGGACCACGCATCGTAAAAGAACATAGAGGATCACCGCGAAAGATAGATGCTGCGGTTGCTAGTATCATTGGATTTGATAGGGCAACTGTTTCACGTGACGAACCCGTTGTTCCACAGTTCTTTAGTTTTTAGGGAGTGTTAGTTGTTATCCACAATTTTACAATTAGTTGGTCTTGCTTGCATTTCTTTTGGATTAGGTTTATTTAGTTTGCCTTTAGGAATTGTTGCAATAGGCATCAGTTGCGTTGTCGTAGGTTTAGCGTTTGAGAAAGGTAATGAATAATGCTTGGGCGTTTATCGAATAACAAGCAAGAGGATCGAGCAATCAGTTTCCAATCAATTTGGGGTGCGGGTGATTCTTTTGCATTTACTACCGAAGCGGGAACAAACATTGATCAGATTACATCGATGCGCATCAATGCTTTTTATGCTTGTGTTCTTTTAATCTCTGACACGATTTCTACACTTCCAGTTGATTCCTTTCGCCGTGTAGATGGCAACCGTGAACCGTATCGCCCGCAACCATCTTGGGTTCAGCGACCAGACATTGATCTTTTACGCACGGAACATTACCAACAGGTGCTTATTTCTTTATTGCTAGATGGTAATGCTTTCGTTCGTATTTACAGAGATAATTCTGGACAGGTTGCAAACTTAGTTGTAATCGATCCGAACAGAGTAAAAGTTACACGCACCGCAGTAACGCGGGAACTGATCTACATTATTGACGAGAACAATACATATCCAGTTGTAGCAAAAGATATGTTGCATATGACGGAAATGCGCAAGGCTGGCGAACTTCGTGGTGTAAGTAGAGTTTCTGAATTAAAAGATAATCTTGGTTTGGCTAGCGCGTTACAATCTTTTGCATCTAGATTCTTTGGACAAGGTGCTACAACTTCTGGTGTTATCGAAACCCCGATGGGATTAAATCGAGAACAAGCAAAAGAATTAGTTGATGGTTTCGATTCTCGTCATAAAGGATTTCGCAAGGCACACAAAACTGGCATCTTAACTGGTGGCGCAAAGTTTGTTCGTACAGGTGTTAATCCCGATGAAGCGCAAATGCTCGACTCACAAAAGTTTGCAGTTGAACAGATTGCAAGAATTTTCCGCGTACCACCGCCGATGATCGGAATTACATCTGCTGGCGCAATGTCTTACAATTCCGTAGAGCAACAAAACATAAATTTCGTAACGCATACTTTACGACCGTATATTGCCAAGATGGAGGATGCTTACAGCACTTTGTTGCCAGAGGGTGCGTTTATTCGTTTTAATGTTGATGGATTATTGCGTGGTGATTTTGCTACACGAATGAACGGGTATTCAATTGGATCGCAAGCAGGTTTCTTATCGGTCAATGACATTCGCAGGTTCGAGGATTTACTGCCTGTCGATGGTGGTGAGGTTTATCGTGTTCCTTTGGCTAACGTGGATTTGGGTGCTGCTTCTCTCGTGGAAACTGACAAGAGAGTTACGATGGCGCAAAAACTTATTCTAAGCGGATTTGATCCTGCTGGTGTTTTATCTGCTTTAGATTTGCCATCAATTTCTCACACAGGTTTACCGTCTGTTCAACTTCAAGCAATCGCGCAGATTGATCCTGCTGATCCTGAATCTGTTTATGGAGTTAAATAGTGAGTCAATCAAAGTATCTAATAACAACAACAACAACCCCAAACTCTATTGTTCTGCGCGATGAATCTGGTGACATTAATGCGAATGCAATTTATCTTGATGATCAGATTGTTGCTAATACTGTTGTTGCATTCGACATTCTCGCACTTTCAAGCGCATTAAATATTGATTTAACTGCTGCAACTTTTGATGTTCCGATAGTTAATACAGGTCAGAACATAAGCGCGTTAAGTTTTACCACAGGCATCGATGGAATAACGAACGCAGGAATATTAAGAGATTCTTATTCAAACATTGGAACTATCTCTGCATCACAGGATCTTTCCTTTGAGCAAGTTACAGTTATGCAACTTACTGTTGGAGCAAGCATTACACTTTCGAATACTATTTGCCCACCAGCAGGGACACAATGCACTTTAATACTTGTAACAACTGGAACGACTTCACGAACAGTAACTTTTAATTCAGCGAACTTCAAAACAACTGGAACTTTAGCAACAGGAATTTTGTCGGGCAGATACTTTGTATTAACTTTTGTTTCAGATGGAACAGAACTTATTGAAAAATCAAGAACAGCAGCAAGCGTTTAAGGGATCATAATGGCAATTACTTCTGGACAGATAACCGTAGGAACAAGCGCAATACAAATAGATGGATGTTCGAGTAACGGATCACGACTTTACGTGCATAACAACGACAATACTCAAGATTTATTTTTAGGCAACAGTTCGGTTACAAGTGCAACAGGATTACGTTTAATGAAATTAGATTCGATAGAACTTATTATGAATCCTGCTGAATCCTTATACGCAATAAGTGCGTCAGGATCACACGCAGTTTCTTGGTTAAGGCAGACACAAGACTAATGGAACTTTTAAGCGAACGAATTGAGTCAGGAAAACTTGCTGTAATCGCAGACATTGACGGCACACTTATTTCTAACGATGGTGTTCTAATTCAAAAGACTTACAACTATTTAGATGATATGTCAGATACAGAAATAATTATTGTTACAGCGCGTGTTCAGGCAGATCGAGATACAACAATCGCTGAACTAGATTCTTTAGGAATCGACTATGACCAATTGTTTATGAAAGAAAATAGTTCAGTTGATTCCGTAGAGTTTAAGAAAGCAACCGCAGAAATGTTGCTTCAGAAATACAACGTCATTCTTGCAATCGATAACAACGCAGAGAACCGCGCAGCATTTAGAGAACTAGGAATCACCGCGTTAAATGTTTCTGATATTCCAGAAGTTCCGTCAGATCAAAGTAATGACGTGCAAGAAAGTATGCGCGCAATAAATCAAGATGCACCAAGTTTTATGCGCGCTGCTGCTCGTCGTGGTTTAGAATTTTATGCCGATGGAAAAGCGGGCGATGGCTTAACTGATAAGACTGTTCGGGAAGCAAGACTGATGGCTGATGGACAAGTTTCCGATGATAAGTGGATTCGGATAGCAGCGTGGATTGCGCGCCATATGCCTGACCTAGATGCTCCTGCTGCTTCCCCTAGTAATGAAAGTTATCCTAGTGCTGGAGTTGTCGCACATTTCCTGTGGGGATCAGGAGCAACGAAAGAACAAGCACGGCGAACTATGTCTTACGCGGATCGAGTTGTTGAACGAATTAGAAATGAACAGCAAGATCGGAACGCGGAACAAAACGAAAAATGGAAAACTATTGCACTAAACTTGAACAACGATGAAAGGCAAGAAATGACAACAACAGTAGAACGTAGAGTTAATACAGTTGAGTTTGATGTTCGTAACGGCGAAGCATCAAGCGATGGAATGAGTTTTACAGGATACGCAGCCGTATTCGATTCACCATCAGAACCTTTACCATTCACAGAAGTTATTAAGGGTGGTGCATTTCAGCGTTCGTTAAAGTCGCGCAACGAAATAAAACTATTTATGAATCACAACACAGATGTTGTTCTAGGTTCTAGTCGTGCTGGAACTTTAAGACTCAGCGAGGATTCACGCGGATTACTAGCGGAAGCAGATCTGCCAGATACAACTGCTGGTCGTGATCTTTCGGTTCTAATGCAACGTGGCGATGTTAATTCAATGTCATTTGGTTTTAGCGTTCCCCCGCGTGGAGATCGATGGTCAGACGATGGATCAACACGCGAACTGCATCAAATTCGTTTGCACGAAGTTTCTATTGTTACAGGATTCCCCGCGTATCAAGCAACGACTGCATCTGTGCGATCTCTAGACATTCTTGCTACCCGTACTGCCGTGGATGTAGATGCGTTAAGCGATGCAATCACGCGACTAGAAGCGGGCGAAACTCTAGATGCAGAACACGCTGATTTAATTTCTGAGGTGGTTTCTAAACTACGCGCCGAACAGCCAACGAATCTCGAACTACTAGAACTAAAGCGGAAGCAACTTGATCTAATGGCAAAGGTGTTCTAATGAATTTAGAGAATGTTAAAAAAGCGTATATGAATGTTCTAGGTAATCCGCAGTCAGGTGTTTTTGTAGAGTTCGCGGATGTTATTTGCGAAGCGATAGTTGCCGAATGCTTTGAGGTTAAATCCTTTAAGCCTGTTGAGGAAACACGGATTGCAAAGGTAACTGAAACACGTTAATCTTTTCTGAGAAATAGGCTAGGTGGAGAGGAAGCCACCAAGCCTATTTTTTTTTGTGTCATAATTAAGTTATGCAATTGCGTGGAGCCACCGTTGCGTTTACTGTCGTGGAGCCACGCAGATTTTGTAAGAACACAACAACCAACAAACTTAGGAGCAACATATGTCTGATTACATCAATCAGCAAGTAGATGCTCGCGCAAAAGCGTGGGAACAAGCAAAAGAATTGCTAGATTTCGCAGCATCAGAAAAGCGCGATTTGTCTGCTGAAGAAAATCAAACTTACGACCGCATTATGGCTGATCTAGATCAGCGTGCTGCAACGATCGACACTATCAAAGCACAAGCAGAACGTGAAGAACGCGCTGCCGAAGCAATGGCAGGTTTCGAAGCACAGGCACGACCAGAAGTATCTGTACCATCTATTAATGATGCAGATCTAATCCGTTCACTTGCCCGTGGCGAAATCCGTTCACATTCATTTGAAAAGCGCGATGTTTTGAAGTCGAGTACTGGCAGCCCAGTTCCAACTTCTTTCTATGACCAAGTGCTTATGCTCGCCCGTCACGTTGGACCAATGCTTGAAACTTCAACCATCCTTTCAACATCGGGTGGCGAGAACTTGCAGATTCCTAGCCTAAGCGCGTACAGCACAGGCACAGTATCCGCAGAAGCAGCAGCCATTGGTGAGAGCGATCCAACATTCAATTCGTTCGTAACTCTAGGCGCATACAAGTATTCGTTCCTAACACAGATCAGCCGTGAAATGGTTGAAGATGCAGGCGTGGACATTCTTGGATTCCTAGCGACACAGACTGGTAACGCACTTGGTTATGCAGTAAACGGCGCACTAACAACTGGAACTGGAACTACTCAGCCAACAGGAATTATTACTTCTGCTGGTTCAGGCATTACGGGTTCGACCGCAGTTGCTGGTGTATTCACCGCAGACAACTTAATCGATCTTGTGTATTCGGTTGATGTTGCTGGTCGTACTTTGCCAGGAACTGGTTGGCAGATGAACGGCGCAAGTATCGGTAAGGTTCGCAAGTTGAAAGACACCGCAGGACAGTACCTATTCGCGCCATCACTATCCGCAGAAGCACGTGACCTTTTACTTGGTTACCCAATCTACGAGAATCCAGCAATGGCTAATACCGCTACGAGTGCTAAGTCAGTAATCTTTGGTCACTTGCCAAGTTACTACGCACGCACCGTTGGTGGATTGCGTTTAGATCGTTCGGATGATTACGCATTCCAGAATGACTTGATTACATTCCGCGCAACAATGCGCGTGGATGGAAATCTAATCCAGACTTCACACGTGAAGTATTTTGCTGGTGGAGCATCCTAGTCATTTAGGAACAAAGAAAGAACCCCGACAGAGCGCAGGCTGTCGGGGTTCTTTCTTATTTAGGCTGTTAGTTTGTCTGCCTGCTTTCGCGGAAGCGATACCGAAACAACGCGACCGCCATCAAGTGTCTTGCATCGGTTTTCCCAGAGCGCGGTGGCAAATCGATCGTGAACATCTTTTCCAAGTTCTCGCTTAACTAGGAAAAGGAATGATGCTGTAAATCTCGCACCGTGCGATTGGGTTGCGATCGGATCGGTTTGACCAATCTTTATTGATTCGCGCCAGTTGTTAATCGCGTAATTTTTTTGCAAGTGATGTGCTAATTCGTGCAGTATTACGAATTTACTGCGCGCCCATTTTGGCAACTGAATAACTAATCCACCACGACCATCTGTTGTTGCTGTCGCTCTGCGATGACCGCGACCATCTAAAACTGTAACTACTAACGCACCGTGACCTAGTTCTTTGCTGCTGAACATATCTAGAACCGCTTTGCTGTTTAGAACTTTGTTCACGTACTTTTGACATTCTGCAACTGTTACGAAATCTGGTGTTGATTTTAGTTCCGCTTTAGTTTCTGCTGCGTAAAGTCTTTGCTGTTGCTTATCGCCCATTGTTATGCACCTACCTTAAAGATTTCGATCTGACCGCTCGTGGTGTGCTTTGCTGCGATTGCGTAACCGTAGATTTTTAATGAATCAATGTCGCGCAACATATCGCGTACTAAGTAATCGATTGTTTTGCTTGTCTTTTTGTTTTGGTATTTAGTAACTGACTCAACGAACTGACGAACGCTAAGTGCAAGTTCACTGTTTACATCTACGTTAGAAAGAACTTCACCACCGATTGTGTTTAGTTCGATTAAC